TTAGGTGATGCTTTCAAAGGAACAATCAAAAGAACAGGAAATCAAGCTGAAAAATTTGGTAGTGGTAGAGTTGTAACAGTTGATGCTATGACAGAAACAGCATTAGGTTCATTAGAAACAATCAAAAAACTAGAAAAAGCATATGAAAATAATCCTTTAGTTAATATTAAAGTAGTAGACAATTCAACTGATGTTCCAAAAATAATTACAACAAAAGATTTACCCAAAGTAAAAACTAAAGCAGAAGCTGAAAAAGAACTATTTAAAATATTAAGAGAAGAAAGAAAAAAACCAGATACAAAAATAACAGATGAAGTTTACAATAGAATTATGAGAGGTAGAAAAGACCCAATTGCAGAACAAGAAGCATTTGATAATTCTGGAGAAATACTAGGGGATATAATCTACGGATATTAAAAAAGCTCCCTTTTGAGGAGCTTGATTAACCTAGTTAGTTTACCTACCATAACCAATGGCTGTTTCGTGTAACTCATGACCATTGTATTTAGAAGCATAAGAATAACTAGCTATTTTGACACTGTTTGTTTCACCATTTACAATTTTAGTAAAAGGTTTTCCAATAACATTACCACTATTAGCTGTTATTTTCTCATACCCACCTGAAAGTTCTGAACCATAATTCTTACCAACTTCAACTAACTCAATTTTTCTTTTACCTAGTTTTTTTAAGACTTTGTAAAATTCAATGTGAGTTTCATCATATCCCCAACTAGTGTAAAGTAAATCTCCAATTTCAAGATTATGCTCACTTTCTCTTTTTGCTTTTCTTTCTGCTTTCCATTTAATATCAGACTCAATTGATTCTACAGTCTCTTTAATAAAAGCATCTAACTTTTCAGTAGTCTTAAATCTATAATACCATCTACTTTTTTTACTATTTCCAACATAAGCAATGCCAGAAGTTTTTTCTTTATTAGCATAGACAATCAGATTTTTAAGAGACTCACCACCTTCAAAGTAAACCTCGTAACCATCTGGAATAAATCTAGCATTAATATATTCTTCAAACTTTGTCATATCTACTCTCCTTTTTTTACTGGAACTCTGATTGTACTGCCATCAGGATTAACAATTATGTCGTAACTACCTTCTTCCTCTATTGCAATCACTATGCCACTTTTTTCAAAAACCTTTTCGGCATGAACAATGGCTTTTTCAAGACCCTCAAAAACTTTTCCATCACCACTCACAAATTTTTCCATTACACAGCTCCCAAACTAATTGCAAAACCAACCCAAAGTCCACCCAGAACACCCCAAAAAACCACCAACTCTCTCAATCTTTCCATCTCTGTCTCCTTTGTTATTAACCCTACATACATATAATAGCAAATCTACAGTAAATAGCAAGTCTTTTTACAAGTATTTTTAAGTTATAAAATACCATCATCATAGTCATCTTCAGGATAATATGGCATACCATTGGAATATTTTTTGTCCCATTCAGCTTCACATTTTCCACAGAAAACTACATCACCATTCCAACCTGTGCTACCACATTTAAGTTTAGGTTCTGTTTCGGAAGGTCTGCCACTCCAGACCTTCTCCTCACAAACACCACTTGATTTATTAATGTCTCTCATTGGGTTCATTATGCAATCTCCTTTTCTTCTTCCATTTTTGCAAAGATTAATTTCTTTGCATTGTTAAGAACTTTAGTAGCCATTTCAGCATTGTTCGGTGCAACCCAACCCTCGTTATCTTCACCATTGAGTTCTTTACCAAGTAACTCTTGTACATCAGAAAGCATCCCTGCAATGTACATTAAACTTTTTTCGTATTCTCTATCCATTATTTTTCTCCTTTGTTTAAATATTTTGCAATTTCAGGGTCAAGCTCGTTGTTCACAAAAACATTACCTAATACAAAGTCATTGGTATAGTTTTTAAAGTAACTTGCTCCTGAACTTCTTCTTGCTGAATCTTCTGTGTCCAAGATTAGACCCTTGTTTAATAATGATGTAAACACACCACCTACTTGTTGTTCTGTTAAGCCTAATTTTTTAGCAACATCATTAGCGTTGTTGTAACTCATGTTTTGGTCTTCAGTACACTCGCCAGTACAGTCAACAGTTTCATCATAAAAAACTTGTAACACTTGTGATTCTAATTTTGTGATTTCCATTTTTATCTCCTTTGTTATTTAACCTACAAATACATAATATCAGATTCAAACAACAATGCAAGTCTTTTGTTAAAATCTTTTATATTATCTCCTTATGAGGAAGCCGAAGCTTCCTCTCTCTTTTTACCAATCAAAGCAATTCTGTAAGGAATCACAAACTTTTCATCACACTTCTTACAACACCTACCCTCACTGTTCCACTTTCTAAACTTTGTTGGAATCGGCTCAACATTGTTTCCCCAACCCCACTCAATATCACCACACAAACAACAAGCAATGTAACCTCTTTTTTCAATCTTTTCCATCTCTATCTCCTTTATTAATCAACTTACATATACATAATAGCAAACTGAATAATAAATGCAAGTCTTTTTACAAATTACTTTACTTTTATATTTAAGCTGTTATTATGTATCTGTTGTTAATAAATAAGGAGAAATTATGAAAGTTACAGTTTTTGAAAAAACAGAGCCAACACTAGAAGAAGCACAAAGTTTAGTTGAGGGTTATGTTGAAAAAATTGCTTTGGAAAATGGAGATGTTTTACTAGTCAACGAAGAAGGCAGATTAGAAAATCTTGATTTAAATTTTGAAGCAAGTAAATTAGTTGGAATTCCAATCGTTGGAAACGCAGTAGTTATTAAAAACGAAATTGTTAAAAACTGGTAAAGGAGAAATTATGGATATTAAAAAAAACGCTGAAGTGATTAAAGACCAACTAGCTTTTGCTAGTCAGTTTAGTCAGGAAAGATATTTTGAAGAACATGGCGAACCTGCATATTGTGGGTTTGCTTGGGTAGAAGTTCCTGTGACTAGGACTAACAGTAAACTTGCTAAAGATTTAATGGCAATAGGTTTTAAGAAAAGTTGGAAACCAAAAATTGTAGATTTAAATGTACATCAAGTTGTTGGTCACTATGGTCAAAGCATGGATTTAAAGATTCAAGGTGCTCAAGCTATAGTTGATGAACTTAAAAAGTTAGGCATTGAAAATGCTTATGTTCAAAGTAGAGCTGATTAACTAACTAGGAAAAATTAGAGAGCTTCGGCTCTCTTTTTTTATGCGTAAATTCTTTGTCCTACTATTGTTAATAAATTATCCATTGCTAAATCTAAATTTTTTTCATAAAACATAGGTTTTTTTCCTTTAAGAAACCGATAATAAATTGCTGATTTTTGAGTATCAGGAAGTCCATCAATAACAGCATCAACAACTTTAATATTATTCATATCAGTTTTAGATACCATATCTTCAAACACTTCTGAAGTAGACTCACCACCAGATGAAAAATAACTTGTGCTAGTTGGGTAACCTAACCCATGTTTATCTACTTTCATCCACCTAGACCAATCATCTAGGATAGACATAAGCCTAGTTATTCTCATTCACCACCTTCATAGATAGTGTTAACAGTTCCATACATATGAGGGGTAGATTGTGGATAAGATATATTTTTACCTTCATCCATCTTGTGAGATTTTTTACTTTTAACTTTAAAGTTATCTAATATTGTTTTTGGGTAAAACATTGTAGCTAATGCACAATCAATTTTCTTGGAATAAACAGTGTTTCTTTGTGTTTTTCTTCTGACCAATAAATCTTTAATACATAAACTTCTAATGATATGAGCAGATGTCACTTCCTCAATACCTACATCTTCTGCCACGTCTTGAATAGTCAACTCTTTTCCACCATCAAACAAAGCATAAATCATTTCTGATATTTGATATCTTTGTAACTTTCTACCATCTTTTAAATCATACCAATGTAAATTAGTTTGATTTTTTAATTTTTCGTATTTCATAATTTCCCCTTTGTAACAATCTTACCTGTAAGTTCATGAACAATATGAAATTCATTTTTCTTGCTCATTAAAAAATATGTATAACCCTCCCAAATAAATTTATGTTCTTTCCATTCGTCTTTATTTTTCTTTAGTGTTTCTTGTCCCTTTGTCATTACAAACTCCTTTTAAATATTTATCGTGCCCACACCACCATTTTTTATAAAAAAACTTTCCTTCTTTTTTACATATATGGCATAAGTGAGGTTTGTTTAAATTAATCTTCGTCATGCAGTTCGTCATCAATCCATTCGTCTTGCTTGGCTTTGACTTCTAAAACCTTTAATTCTGTTTGATGAACTTTAATCATTTGCTCAAGATACCATATTGCTTTTTTACAGTCATCAATTTTATCAAGTAACTTTTCTGACTTTAATCCTTCTCTACTAATATACTTGAGAGCATTGCCTTTTATAAAACCATAAAATTCTTCTGGTGTCATCTTGGCTTTTATAAAATCTATAGTCTCAACACCACCTTTTGTATAATGGTCTGGGTTTATATTATCTTCCATAATTTCTCCATAAAATCATTAGTTAAAAATCATACATTCTTTTCTATTTAAAATTTCTTTTTCAAACTATAATGCAATTTCTATCAACCTACAAGGAACATAAATTATGTGGACTCAACCAGTTGCAACTGAAATGCGTTTTGGTTTTGAAGTAACAATGTACGTCTGTAACAAATAAGGAAAAGGGGAGTTACCTCCCCTATCCCATCCCCCTAGTAACAAATACTCCCATTAGCTGTAGGCTGACATACTGTTAATTTATCAGTTCCATAAATAAATGTAGATTCATCATTAGATATTTCTGCTTCATAATTTACTGAACCTTCATCATCTATATATAAAGATACATCATCTGAACCATCAATAATTACTAAACTCCCATCATCTGTCCAAATACTTTGTGCACTTATAGAACCACTTAACAACATTAATAATAATAATCTCATTTAAGTCTCCAGTTTATATTCTGCAAAATGACATTTTTCGCCAAATTTATTTTTTTTAGCAACTCTATTAGTTTTTATATCACAACCTTTTTCTTTTAAATTAAATATTACAGCACTTAATCTATAAACTCCACAAAATCTCCAAGAGCTTAATGGGTTAATTTTGCCTTTTAATTTTAAATAATCTAGCACTCTATTTTCTTGGTTAGTTAATTCATTTCCACTTTGTAACATATGCAACTCCTTTATTAATTAATAAAAATACAAACAAAAACATCCAACATAAGATAGATACAGCTCCCAATATTAAGAGAGCTAAACCTAAAACTACATTAAAAAGGGATGTCATCTTTTAATTCTTCAAAACTGTTAGCCTGTTTAGGACTAGAGCCTTGTTTAGATTCACCTTGATAAAATACTTTTGTATTTCCAAGAATAACTCCACGAGTACCTGCTTCCCTTTCCTCTTGTGTAGTTGATTGTGTCACCATACCATTGTTGTCATATTGGTCTTTGTTTTCTGTATCTACAAAAGCCGTAATGTTTAGGTATGTACCTTTTTTGCCTTTGACAAGTTTTTCTTTGTCAATCTTACTTACATCTATACTTGCACTAATTCCTACTACTGACATTTTATTTCTCCTTGTTAAAATTAAATACTGGTTTCCTCTTATAGCGAGGGGGTTCTTTATCATCAGATACATAAGACAAAAACTCTTGAGCCTTTGGTATGTACCATTCAATAAATTCTTTATCATATTGCACCAACTCCGTATGTAAATCTTCTGGAGTCCATACAACAAAGTGTGCTGCTGCTGTTTTACTTACAAACATTTGAATCTGCATTTGGACATAATACCTGTCTGGAATAGTCGGGTATATTTTTTGTGTAAACGGACATTTTATTTCTACAGGTATGCCATTTAAAAATGCATCAGCACTTGCACCTATAGGTAAATCTGAATGCACAATTAACTTATTACCATTCTCACAAATGTCATTCATATATCTTTCAAAATCTCTTAAAGCTATTTCTTCATGGTCATTCCCCCATTGGGTCATTTCATTACCCTCAAAAGGTTTTTCCCTAAACGTCTTTTCTCTCCATAACTTTTGTCTTTCATAAACTGCCCCCCATGCTTGGGATGCAGTTATGATATTGTGTCGCCTGTTGTCAGTAAGGTGCTGCATTAAGTCGTCCTTTTGAGCTCATTAGCAAAGTCCCTTAATTCAGATTGTTGTATATCTGGCAACTCAAAAAATGCTTGTTTAAGTGCACCATCTTCATGAGCTTCTTCTAAAGTTTCTTTTGCCTTCTTTAGTTCATCTGGAGTAGATGGTTTATTGACAGCACTATTATCTTTGCTGTCTGCATCTTGTGTATCATCCAGAAGGAAAAGGTTTCCTAATGCATATTTTTTTGAATAGCTACTGCTAGAACCAAAACTCTGACTGATATCCATACCTTTACGAGTTGGATTAATACCTGCCTGTGCTTTAACGCTAATAGCATTTTCACCTATCTGAAAAACTGCTGTAGCTTCTACATACATATAATTACCTACCTCTTTAACTTCGTCAGTAAGTAATAACAATGCATTGTGTTTAGCTAGTAAAGGCTTTACTGCTTCTAATATATCTTCTGCACTTCGGTAATTGTAATTACCAAATTTATTTAACTGACCTTTTGGTGCTTTAAGTTCTTGCTGAATTTCAATTAGTTCTTTCATTTATATCTCCTTTGTTTGTGATGCCATAATTAATTCTTGGTAGGCATCAAAGTTAATTTGTTTAATCATACTCAAAACTGAATGAGCTCCCGAATCCAGAATAATATCTGAAAAAGTATTTATTGCAAATATTTGACTAGCTTCTTCCATCACTTTTTGTTCCATTATTTATCTCCTTTGTTATTAATATTTATAATACTATAGACATATTTTAGAAATGTCAAATTCTTACTTAATAGTTGTTGCAAATATTTTGAAAGTATATTATTCTTTGTTCAATGCAATTTTGCAGAAATTGTTTATGGAGAATTAAATGACTTATAACGAAGCAATAAAATTGTACAATGGTAGTAGAAGAAAAATGGCAGAAAGTTTAGGAATATCAGTTCAAGCCGTTGCGTTTTATGGAAAGAAACCAGATGAAGAATTACCACCACACAGAGTATTTATGATTAATGCACTTCATGGTGATGTAGGAAAACCAAAAAGTGGTTACAGGGAAATAGTGGAAGAACAAGGAGAGTAACAATGACAACGAAAAAAAATTTAGTGGGTAATCAAGAGATTATTTGTATTGATTATTTTGATAATAATTATGTCATAACAGAAAAAGACCCGTTTGGTGATGAAGATAGAAGTTTTTATATACATGAAGATAATTTAACTTTATTTATTAACAGACTAGAACAGTTTAGAAATGATGTTTTAGAAGAAAGGGGGGATTAGCAATGCACTACTACCCTAAAAATATTGGTGATTATCGTAGAGACACCATGAACTTATCATTACTAGAGCATGGTGTTTATATGACTTTGATTGACCATTACGTCTTAAATGAAGAACCTTTTCCATTAGACCATTTAGATGTATGTTGGAGCATTGGAGCTAGGACTGACAATGAAAAAACAGCAGTGTGTTTAATTTTAAGTAAGTTTTTTATTAAAACTGATAAAGGTTATACACACAAACGCTGTGATGAAGAAATAGCTCAATATAGGTTGAGAGCTGATACTGCAAGGGAAAACGGAAAGAAAGGTGGTAGGAGAAAACCCAACCCTAACCCAACCCTTACCCAACCCCTAGCTAACCAAGAACCAAGAACCAATAACCAAGAACCAAGAACCAATAACCATAAACCAATAAAGTCAAAACCTTTGTCCGATTCTAGGGCAGAATTAGATGATGGTTTTAATTTGTTCTGGAATGCTTATCCTAAAAAAGTTGGTAAAGGTAAAGCTAAAGAATCATGGGAAAAACAAAAACCTAATTTAGACACTGTGTTAAAAACTTTACAATGGCAAATTCATTCTGACCAATGGGTAAAAGAAAATGGTGCATTTATTCCAAACCCTGCTACTTACATTAATCAGCAAAGATGGGAAGATGAAAAGCAATTAAGTTCAATTCAAAAATTAGTTAATGCAATTTAAGGGGAGATGTTATGAAGGATTTAGATAAAGAAACTTTTACTAGAATTATGTCTACAACTTGTAAGCAATATAGCAAGGGTGAGTTTGATGAAAATGTTAACAGGCTTTGGTATCACTCATTAAAGATATTTGAGTTACCAATTATAGTAAAGTCTGTTGAGAAATGGATTGTTAGCAATAAATTTATGCCAACAGTTTCAGACATTGTTAAACTTTGTAGGCTTGAAGTTCAACAACAAAACCAAAATAACCAAATAACTTACAAAGTAGATAAATCTAAAAAACAAGAATTTCAGAAAAAATTAAAGGAAGCAATTAATAATGCTAAATTAAAAACTTTTAAACATCCCAAACTTTGGGCAGTTAAGATTCTTAAAAGGCATGATGAGAATAACTACGATAGCACTGTAGGTTTAGAAATGGCTAGAGAAGTGGTTGATAGTTTATCTTCAAAAGAGAGGTCTGAATTAGGATTATGAATTTTAAATTAAACAAAAACAATCTGGATGGGTTAGTTAGTAAGTTAAAAGATTTAGACCAAAACAAACTTTGGTCAGTAACTGTTAAGCCATACAAATCTACAAGGTCACTAGACCAAAACGAATATTATTGGAAATTGGTAACCGAGTTAGCAGATTACTTTGGACTAAAATCTAAAGATGAAATGCATGAGGTGTTACTATACAAGTTACTATCTGAAGAAAAGCAGATAAAAAATTTAAAGGTAATAACTATTAACAGCACTACTAAATTAAATGTAAAACAATTTAACGAGTACCTAGAAAGTGTTAAAGAGTTTGCGAGAGGATATGGGTTTAAGCTTGGCGAAGAAGAAATCAAAGACTAAAGACGAAAAAAATTGGCTTAACAGAATTAGCAATTTTGGTTGTGTTATCTGCAAAAAGCATTATGAGATTGATGATGCACCACCTGCTAACTGCCACCATATCCGACAAGGAGTTGGGGTTGGACAAAAGAACAGCCACTACATGGTGCTACCACTTTGTTGGGAACACCATCAAGGTCAGGATGGATTTCATCATGCACCAAAGACTTGGCAAGATAAGTATGGAACTGAAACAGAACTTTTAGAATGGGTATTGGAAAAATTAGAATGAAAATAACATTAATTAAAAAAATTGTAGATAATTTGTCAGACGATTTACTCAAAAAAGAATATAGGTCTATACCAGATAAAAATAAATTTACAGGTCATTGTTATGTAGCAAGTGAAACGTACTATCATTTAAGTAATGATGATTTAAAGGTTTATCATATTAGACATGAAAATAGTGTTCATTGGTTTTTAAAAGATATTGATAATAACGTAATTGACATTACCAAAGAACAATTTAAAACTTCTGTACCTTATGAAAAAGCAAGACGAGGGTTTTTTTTAACAAAGACACCAAGCAAAAGAAGTTTAAAATTAATAAATAGGATAAATAAAATATGAAAGTGCTTTCAATAAATCCTAAAGAAACATACGATTGGTTACTCAATGTTCATTATGCAAAACGCATTCCTCAAATTATTAAAGCATTTGGGTTGTATGATGATGATAAACTTGTTGGAGTAATTACATATGGCATACCACCATCACCAAGTTTGTGTATGGGAGTTTGTGGCAAAGAATATTCGGAAATAGTTTTAGAGTTAAACAGACTTTGTCTTTTAGACAATCACAAAAACCAAGCAAGTAAATTAGTTTCTGGCTCTATAAAGCTATTACCTAAACCAACCATTGTAGTAAGTTACGCTGATAACGAACAAGGTCATGTAGGTTATGTTTACCAAGCAACAAATTTTTTATACACAGGATTATCGGCAAAAAGAGTTGATTGGGCAGTCAAAGGTTTAGAACATAAACATGGTAAAACAATTAGCAATGGTATGACATTAGAAAAAATAAAAGAAAAATATGGAGATGATTTTTATTACACAGAAAGAAGTCGTAAACACAGATATATAATTTTTCATGGCTCAAAGAATGATAAAAAAATATTAAAAAGTAAATTAAAATATACAATACAACCTTATCCAAAAGGCGAAACAAACAAATATGAAATTACCCATACACCATCAACGCAAGTAATAATGAATTTTTAACGGAGGAATAATATGATTGAGTTTGCATTTGTTTTATTGGTAAGTAACACAAGTATGGATGAAGCTTATATAGGAAACTTTAAGAGCTGTGAAGTTGCTCAAATTCACTACTTTCTACACAACGCTGATAAGTATAATGGGTTCAGGTGCATACCTAAAGAGTATGCATACCTACCCGACCATGTGGACATTATTAATGTTGATATGAGTACAGGGACATGGAGATATAAGGATACAAAAGATGTATGTAAATTTAGGAGAGATTGTATATGAGTAAAGGTTCAGGACGTAGAAATGAAAACACAAAATTAGTAGAAGCTAACTGGGATAAAATTTTTAAAAAGAAAATAGACCCAGAAGAAAAAAGTGAAGATGATGGTTACGGAAACTTACTGGAAAAAGACAATGGCAAAGACTAGTCCAACCCAGAGAACTTTAGCTAGGTTAAGAAAAGAGAACTACGATTTGGTAGAGGTCACTGAAAAATGGTGTGCTTTTAGTAGACGAAGGAAAGACCTCTTTGGGATAATAGACATCCTTGCATTACACAAAGGTGACACCATAGCCATTCAAGTAACAAGCTATAGCAACATTGGTGCTAGGGTAAAGAAAATTTCTGAAAGTCCCTCTATCGGCTTTATACGAGATGCAGGGTGGACAATTTTAGTAGAAGGTTGGAAGAAGGAAAAGAATGGTAGATATACTTCCAAGATAGTTGATTTAAGTTAAAAAAAGGGAGCAATTAAGCTCCCTTAAATTACTTCTTAATATAGTAACCCTGAACTATAGCTTTTTCTTTCCATAATCCCCATATAGGTTTACCTTGTTTTGCTACAAACAGATGACCTCTAACACTAACAACAATTGGGTCTTTTAAAAATTCTGCATCTTTCAAAAAGTTTTTAGATTGCATCCTTTTATAAGGAACATATTTCATTTTAAACTTTGTTGCTAATTTCTCTGTAACAGACCAACAAGTTCTATGTCCTTTTTTTCTACCAAGTTTGTAACTTAACTTTGCAACAGATTTATAATCCTTACCTGATGCTTGAGCAAATGAAACAATTGCACAATCTCTATTTTCATTTAACTCTTTTCTTTGCTCTTGTAATTCTTTTAATGATTGCATTTTTTTTCCTTTGTTAAAACAAGGGGGTTTCCCCCCTTATTTATTTAGTTAAAGTAACTCCGATACTAGGGTGTCTCTTTACTATGTCAATCATTAGCAACCTTTGTTGCACCTCAATCTCATTTAACAATGATTTAGAAACTCTAGTAAATTTTCCGTTTCTATATTCTTGAGACATTTGCAAGAGTGCTGCTTTTGTATTTGCTTTATTTATTAAAGCCATTTGTTTCTCCTTTGTTGTTAAAGAACTGTAAAACTGCAAGTAGGATTCCCACTTACAAAAACACTCTAGCACATATTAAAACCTTTGTCAAGTTATTTGTATTGATAGATGTTTAAAGGATTTGTAAAAGAACTTGCATTGTTGTTTAATTATGTTACTATGTATATGTAGTTTTGATTAACCAACAAAGGAGACCAAATGAAAAAAGATTCAGGTAGTGCGTTATTTTGGGTTGTTATAGTTTTTATAATTGCATGGAGAGCAGTTAGGTCTGCCAAAGGAGACTTTTCATAATGGACATATTAAAAAAAATTGAATTAAATGTTACAGCAATGAAATTAGCAAAAGCCAGAAATGTTAAAAATGTTTTATTAGCTAGTAGTTGGATTGACAAAGTTAATAAAGAAGCTAGTAAGTTAAGTTCAGAAGAAGCTTCTTATTTATTTGAGTCTATAAATAAAATAAATGAACAAAGCGAATTGGAAAAAGTAAAAGAAAAACAATTGCATTATCAATATTAACAAAGGAGAAATAATATGAATAAAGAAAGAGCAGAAGCATTAGCAAGATGGAAAGAAGACCACTTTGGTAGTAGTGAAGGTTTTTCAGAAGCATATGATGTTAAAACTGATTACAAAGAAAACCCTAGAGCAACTTACAATTATGGAGAAGATTATGAATAAAAAACATGGCTCACCATTTGATAGAGGTGGTTCTGATAGTTGGTATCGTAGACCTAGAGAACCACACAAATGGGATTTTACTAATTCAACTTTAGGAACTGTTGTAATAGATTTGACAGAGAAAGAAATAGCAGAGTATCATAAAGGTTATGATGAGAACGAAGAAGATGGGGGACACAAAGAATGGTAATTTTTGACTTGTTTGCAGTAATTGGGTTGCTTGGATTAATTGCTTGTATTGTAGAGCATTTTGTAGTAAAATCGGAAAGTTAGGATAAGTTCGTCCAGAATTTGTCATAACACTCCTTTGTAAATGCCATCTTAACGGGTGGCATTTTTTTTATCTATTATAGGAAAATTATCATGTGGTCATGGCATATATTTTATGGAATACATTTTGGGTTTGAATGGTATGAAGATACCAAGATAGATGATTCAAAAAATCACAAACATTATGATTATTTTATTATGGATTTTGGATGTTTAAGAATCCAACATTGTGCACAGAAAGAAAATGTGTAATGAAGCCAATGAAAAAACCAATGAAGAAAAAACCAATGAACAGAGACAAGAAGAATTACGCAGATGGTTTGAGTCTGTAGGTGACTGTGTTTAATTGGATGCTTATAAATCAATCATTATTCATGTAGTAACAGTAACCCTAGCAGTGTTAGGTGGTGACTATATAGACCCATTGGCATTAGATGATGATGATGCAATTAAAATAATTACAGAGGAATGTACAGTCACAAGAGAAATTAAAAAACACTAGGAGGTAGGTAATGTAATGACGATAATAACTCTACTGTATTTAAGTGGGGCTGTCACAGGCACTGTGGTAGGGGAAGCCTTTAAGCCTTTATCGTTACCTATAAATGAGAATAAAGAATGCGTAACATATTCAAAGAAAGTGAAAGAATATAATTTTGAGATTAATGATTATATTGAGAACGAAGTATCAGAGCAAAGATGTAATTGGAAACCACAAAACAATTAAAACAAACAAGGAGAGAGACTGATGCAAGTAATAGCAATAGTAGCTTTATTAGGTGGTATGGGATATGGTTTTGAGAATGACTGGAAAGTAGCTAAAGGCTATAAGTCTTATAAAGAATGCCGAGCTGAAAACCCTAAACATCACAACACTATGACATCATGGAAATATGACCCTTGCAATCTAGCAGCGTACCATGTAAAAAATGTTATATAATTATTAATTAACTAGTAACGACCCGTAATGGAGTTGCATAACAATGGATATAGAAGAAAGAAAACAGTTAGCTGCTAAACGCAGTTCAGAAGTAAACAAGGGCAACAAAAATTCTAGTAAAAAGAATAGGTTGCTTACCGATACACTTAAGCGAAGATTAATTCAAGATGAAGCAAAGAGAGCTAACAATGTTATCAATGCTTTACTGAACAAAGCTGAAGATGGTGATGTTCATGCTATCAAAGAAGTGTTAGACAGAAGTGATGGTAAAGTCCAAACCGATACTAAAATATCTGGTGACAGTGATGAACCATTAATGATTAAAGTTGTTACTGGAATAAATGACAACGATTAACACAGGTTATACTCCCAGAGAACCACAAAGACAAATACATAAGTCTGTTAGGAATAATAGATTTACAGTTGTTGTGGCACACAGAAGAATGGGAAAAACTGTAGGTGCTATAAATCAATTAATACATAGTGCTTTAAATTGTGACTTAAATAGTCCTAGATTTGCTTTAATATCTCCAACATATTCACAAGCAAAAAGAATTGCATGGGATATGCTGACCGAGTTTACTAGACCATTAAAAGCTGTAAACAACATTGCAGAGTTGAGGTCAGACTTCATGGGTCGCAGAATAAGTTTATATGGTGCTGATAACATTGATGCACTTCGTGGTATATATCTTGATGGAGTAGTCATAGATGAGTACGCACAAATCAACCCAAGTTTATTTAGTGAAATTATCCGACCTGCTATAGCAGACAGAAAAGGTTGGGTTATGTTTATTGGAACACCAAAAGGTAAAAACCATTTTGCAACATTGCGAGATAAAGCAATGTCTGGTGAGGACAATTGGAATCTATTAGAATTTAAAGCAAGTGAAACAGGATTAGTAGACCCAGAAGAACTAGATGCAGCTAAAAAAGAAATGGGGGAAGACAAATATTCACAAGAGTTTGAAGTTAATTTTTCAACTCCAGTTGAAGGTGCTTACTACGGAACTATGATTAATGACCTAGAATTTAAAGGTCAGATATCAGACAGCGTACTTCGTGATGACATATGCAAAACATATGTATCTTGGGATTTAGGTATGGGTGATAGCACTGCAATGTTTGTAGCACAAGTAGTTGGACAAGAAATACACATCATAGACTTTTTAGAGAATCATGGTCAGGGATTAGATTATTATATTAGTTGGTTGAGGGATAACCGATACGATACAGCAGAACAGCTACTCCCTCATGATATACAAGTTAGAGAACTAGGCACAGGTAAATCCAGACTAGAGGTATTACAAGAAGCTAGGTTAAATTGTAGGGTTGTAGCAAAGTTAGGTGTAGATGATGGCATACAAGCTGTTAGAAGAATACTACCCAGATGTTGGTTCAATACAAAAGTAAAAGATGCAGTAGATTTATTAAGAAACTATCGTAGGCAATATGATGAAAAACGAGATGTTTTCTTTGATAAACCTGTGCATGATTTTACAAGCCATGCTGCTGACTCCTTTAGATATTTAGCTGTAGGATTAAATGAAACAGATGATGGATGGGATAAACCATTAGAGATTAATAAATCATGGATAGTATAAATGGCATACGAAAATAAAAAAACAGATTCAGAAGACGATAGAGAAATAACTAATATTGTTGAGTCTTATATTAGCGACAGTTTAGGGTTTATTGAAACTGAAACATCAAGAGATAGACAAGTAGCTCTAGAGTTCTATTTAAGAGAACCTTATGGCAATGAGGTAGAAGGTCGTAGCCAGATAGTCACAGGTGAAGTTGCTGAAGTCGTTGATGGGTCGTTGCCACAAATTATTAAAGTGTTTACACAATCTAATAATGCTGTTGTGTTTGAGCCAGTAAATGAAGGTGATTCTGAATTGGCAGAACAAGCCACTATAATGGCTAACCATGTATTTTATAAAGACAACAATGGTTTTGAAATTATGCATGACTGGTTTTGGGATGCACTGTGTCAAAAAGTGGGAGTGGTAAAAGCATTTTGGGATGACAAAAAAGACACAACAAAAGAAAAATATGAGATGCTTACTGAAGATGAGCTGACTATGATTATGCAAGACGAGGAAGTAGAAATCGTTGAGCAAGAAGAATACGAGGAAGTAGAAGAACAAGACCCACAACCATCACTAGACCCAATGACAGGTCAGCCTATGATGGATGAGATGGGTATGCCAATGATGATGGAGACACCTCCAATCATTAATGTTTACTACAATATAAAATGTAAAAGAACCAAAGAATATTCTAAAATCAAGATAGAAAATGTAGCTCCAGAAGAATTTTTAATTGATAAGAGAGCAACAACAATTGAAGATGCTGACTTTGTTGCACAAAGAAAGTTAGTAACTCGTTCAGATTTAATAGCAATGGGATATGACAAAGACCTTGTCTATACATTACAGACTGGGGATGGATTAGACTTTACTCCAGAAAGGGTAGCGAGATTTGGAGATGGTGAATCACCATACAACACTGTTGATGCTAATGATGAATCAATGGAAACAATTGAATACTTTGAGTGTTATGTAAAAACTGACATGGATGGTGATGGAATAGCAGAGCTTCATAGAGTTTGTTATGCAAGTAATAAAATATTAATGAGTGAGGAATGTGATTATGTTCCTTTTCATAGTGTTTGCCCTTTCCCAATACCTCACAAGTTCTTTGGTCAGTCTATGGCTGACAGAGCAATGGATTTACAGTTAATCAAGTCTACAATTACCCGACAAATGCTAGACAATTTATACTTGACTAACAACTATAGAGTAGGAGCAGTAGAAGGTCAGGTTAACTTGGATGACTTACTGACATCTACAGCAGGTGGTGTGGTTCGTATTAAAAATCCTAATGCATTAGTACCTCTAGCCGTACAATCTAGTGCAGGACAATCATTCCCAATGCTTGAATATTTAGATGGACTACAAGCTAAACGAAGTGGAGTAACAGAAGCATCACAAGGGTTAGACCCAAATATCCTTCAGAATGTGACAGCCACAGCAGTTGCTGCAATGAGTTCAGCAGCAGGTGGAAAAATTGAACTGATAGCCAGAGTATTTGCTGACACTGGAGTTAGTTCTCTTATGAAAGGTATCTTGCATTTACTTTGTAAGTACCAAGACAAAGAAAGAATCATCAAAGTAAACAATAAATATGTACCTATGAACCCTAGAGAGTGGGACACAGAATACAATGTCACAGTTAATGTAGGTCTAGGAACTGGTAGCAAGACTGAACAGCTAGGTGTAATGCAAATGATTTTAGAGAAACAAGAGCAGATGCTACAGCAGTATGGTTTAAGCAACCCATTAGTCAGCATTAAACAATATAGAGACACACTTGCTAAATTTGTAAACATGGCAGGGTTTAAAGATGAGTCTGGATTTATTAAAGATGTAACACAAGAGGAATCAGATGTTTTAGCTAAACAACAAGCTGAAGCACAACAACAGCAATCAGACCCAAACACTGAATCAGCTAAAATACTTGCACAAGTAGAGAAAGAAAAAGCAGAGATGAAGATGCAATCAGAAATGGCTAAACTTGAAATGGAAAAACAAGAGCTAGAACTTAAAGTGCAAAAAGAAATGCTAGAACTACAACAGAAACAAATGCAGTTTGAAAAAGAGATGGCATTAAAAGAAATGGATTTAGCACAAAGAGCAAACAATGATGCACAAAAAAATGATTTAAATAAAACAAAAGAAATTATAAATTCTTTAGAAAAAATACAAAACATAACTACACCTAAACTATGACAAAATCAGAAGCATTTAGAAACCTCCTTCAAAGTGAAGAATTAAATACTGAAGTAAAGGAAATGAAAAAAGAATTAATGGATACGATTATTAACTCTGATGATGATGAATCAAGTGTAAGAGAATTGGCTTATGTCAGAATCAGGACTATTAACGAACTCATGACTCGTTTTGAATCTATCGCAAAAGATGATGAGATTAAAGACAAGGCATGGAAAATAATATAGGCATATAGCCTGTATGGGAAAGCCACACCTAGATGGCATAAAGGTAAAGAAAAATGAATGATGAAACCATGACTTCCGATACAACGGAAAGTGGAAATCTAACAGTAACAGATGCGGCTTCACAGATTGAAGGTATGTTATCTGCACCAGAGGACTCCACAGAGCAACCAGAAGTTGTAGAAGAACAAACCGAAGTAGTTGAAGAAGTAGAGGAAACTGAAACTGAACCAGAGGTTGAAGAAGAAGTAGAAGCCGAAGAAGAAGTTGAAGAAGAACCCGAAGTTGAAGAAACAGTTGAGGAAGAACAAACTTTCACTATCAAAGCAGCAGGTGAAGAAAAAGAAGTTACCCTTGATGACTTAAAAAAGTCTTATCAACTCGGCTCTGATTATACTAAAAAGACTCAAGAAGTAGCTGAACAGCGTAAGGTCATTGAGCAAGAAGCTAAAGCTATTATTGAAGCTAGACAAGTTAGAGATGAATATTCATCAAAATTACAAGCAGTTGAAAATTTCTTAATGAGTAACAATGACACTCCAGAAGATTTAGCTGCTATGAGTGAGAACGACCCAATAGGATATGCTAAAGTCGTAGCAGATATGACTTTAAATAAAGAAAAGTTACAAACAATACAAGCTGAAAAGCACCGACTTGCCCAAGAGCAACAATCGGAAAGAGCAAATCAGCTACAACAGTTTGTACAATTAGAAGCACAAAAATTAGCAGAATCCTTTCCAGAGTTTTCAGACAAAGTTAAAGGCGAACAAGTCCGTAATGACATTCGTAACTATGGCAAAAAGATGGGATTCACAGACCAAGAGTTATCTCAAGTCTATGATTCACGTCAGGTAGTGGTATTACATAAAGCAGCACTGTATGACAAGTTAGTAGCAGGTAAAGCTGGTGTTAAGAAAAAGGTAGCGAAAGCTCCTAAAACAGTCAAGGGTGGTGCAAAAGTAAAACAAACTACTACAGATATCAAACGGAAACAAATGAAAAGGCTACAGGAAACTGGCACAGCCAGAGATGCCGCAGCCTTATTTGAAAACTTTTTATAAGGAAACTTAAACAATGGCAACATATACAACTTACATCCCTGAAAATGGGGCAGTCGGACAACGTGAAGATTTAAGCAATACTATCTACAACATTGCACCAACAGAAACACCAGTAGTTTCATCTATTGGTAAAACTAAAGCAACAGCAACTTTCCATGAATGGCAAACTGATGATTTATCAGCTGCTAACACTGATGGTTTAATTGAGGGTGCAGATGCAGCAGCAGCTTCAGCTACTCCTACAGTTCGTGTTGGTAACAGAACACAAATTCAAGGTAAAACAGTTCATGTATCAGGCACACTAGATGTAGTTGATAAAGCAGGTCGTAAGACTGAAACTGCTTACCAACTAGCAAAGAGTGGTCAAGAACTAAAACGAGACATGGAAAAAACTATTCTTTCTAATATAGCTCAATCAGCAGGTACAACTACTACTGCTAGATTACTTGCTGGTATTCAAACATGGTTGAAGACTAACTTCGTAACTATGACTGATGGTGTTGCACCAACTACAGCAGATGGTAATAACACTCGTACAGCAGGTGCTACTGCTGCTGCATTTACAGAAGCTAAACTAAAAGAGTGTGTTAAATCTGTGTTTGAAAATGGAGGTACTCCAACTTTATTAGTTGTACCACCAACACAAAAGCAAGTAGTATCAGAATTTACTGGTATTGCAGCACAGCGTTATGAAGCTCCAAAAGCAAAAGCAACTACTATTATTGGTGCTGCTGATGTTTATCTTTCAGACTTCGGTACTTTATCTGTTGTTCCTGATAGATTCATGACTGCTGATACAACTCCAGATGCAGAACAAGCTTTAGTGCTTGACCCAACTATGGCATCTATTGCTACTCTACGTCCATTCCAGTCACAGCTATTGGCTAAAACTGGTGACAGTGAGAAGCATCAAATGCTTGTGGAATATACACTTGCAGTTAATAACGAGAAAGCACATGGTATCGTTGCTGACTTGGCAGTTTAATTTAGGTTAAACATTATATTGCCCCTTCGGGGGCAGTATTATTTATTGAGAATAAAATGAGACAATTCAAAAAGCATAATACAGATAATGGCTATGTCATAGAGACGAAGCAAGATGTCACTGACATTATTGAAAAGAATAAACAAGAATACAATAACAGCTCAACAAAATGGGGTGAGGATGTCTTTGATAACAAGATAGCTTCTATACCTTTGACTGTTGTTGATGATTTTAACAAGCAAGGAATAATGAGAGGGTTTCATGTATTAGACCAAAAGAAGTTCTTTGCATGGTTAAACGACCCAGACAATAGATTTTTTAGAACAAAACAGGGCAGAATCTAAATGGCATTTTTTTCAGACTACACTACACTACAGGCTACTATCGCTAGTTACTTGGCTCGGACTGATTTAACATCAGAGATTCCAGAGTTTATTAGACTAGCAGAAGATAGACTGTTAAGGGACTTACGCATAAGAAACTTAATTAAAGTTGCTACAACTAAAACAACAGCAGGAGATGCAACAGTATCTTTGCCTTTTGATTTTGTGTCTATGAAAGATTTACATATACAAGGTAACCCAACACAGACAGTTAAATTTTTATCTACAAGCAATTTCTTTAGAAATGCACAAACATCAATTTCTGGATTGCCTGACCGATACACACTACTTGGTTCAGAGTTTCAATTTGCTCCAATCCCTGATAGTGTTTACACATTACAAATGGTTTATTTCCATAGACCACCATATTTAAGTGATACTAATTCATCTAACCTTTGGTTAGCTAACACACCTGATTTGTTGCTATATGCATCACTAGGTGAAGCAGAACCATATTTGATGAATGATGAAAGAATTAACACATGGGCAAGTATGTATGACAGAGCAGTCACAGCTCTACGCAAGAGTGATGATGAATCTGAATACCCAGCTCAACCACTTACTATAACAAACTCTTTAAGGTAAATAAAATGTCAGAATTTAGTAATTATTCAGAAAATTTAGTAATAAATGTATTATTGAGAGCAGCATCTCATACAGGGGCAACTACTATTTATGTTGGTTTATATACATCAGACCCTACAGATGGCAATACTGGTGATGAACTTCCATTTACTAATGCTTATGCTAGAACAGCTGTTACTTTTGTTGCTCCAGTTGATGGTGTTTCGTCTAACATTGATGCAATAGAGTTTCCACAAGCAACAGGAAATTGGGGTACAGTAGGATGGATAGGAATTCTTGATGCAGCTACAAGTGGTGATTTAATTGCCCATTCACCATTAGATGTTAGTAAAACTATTGATACAGGCGATATATTTAAGATTGCAACAGGTAATCTTACAATAACAGTATCTTAATTAGATAAATTAGAGGAAAAGTAATATGTCAACAATAGTATTAAGGTCAGTTAAAGGCTCTCCACTTACCCATAATGAGGTAGATGATAATTTTAATAATTTAAATGTAGATAAAATACAAAGTGGTGATACTGTTGCAGCTTTAACAATTACATCTCTTGTAACTACTAATGATGCAACTATCAACGGAGTTACTGTTGGTAAAGGTCTTGCTAGTGGCTCTCTAAACACAGCATTAGGTGTTAATGCTATGAACGCTATTACATCAGGTAACGCTAATACTGGGCTTGGTAATGAAGCACTAGGAGCAGCAACCACAGGAGGTAACAATACAGCAGTAGGTTCTTTCTCACTTGGAGCTGCAACACTTACAGGTTCTGAAAATACTTCAGTAGGTTCTTCTGCTTTAAGAAATACTACTTCTGGTGCTAACAATGTAGCAGTAGGATATTTAGCTTTAAATGCTAATACCACAGGTACTAATAATGTAGCAATTGGACATAATGCAGGAAAAAGTAATATTTCAGGTGGTGTTAATGTATTTGTAGGTAGAAATGCAGGTGATGCAAATACTACAGGCGAAAACAATACAGCTATAGGTAATAGTGCTTTAGGTGCAAATACTACAGCTTCAAACAATACTGCTTTAGGTTCAAGTGCTTTACTTGCAAATACTGTAGGTAGAGAAAACGTAGCTGTGGGTAAAGATGGTTTAGTTACTAATACAACAGCTAGTTATAGCACAGCAGTAGGTTATCAAGCTCTTTATACTAATAATGGAACAACTAACACAGCAGTAGGTCACAGTGCTTTATTTAATAACACTTCAGCAACTTCAAACGTAGCTATTGGGTCTGCTGCTTTATATTCAAACACAACAGCATCTAACAACACTGCCGTAGGTACAAATTCTTTATTAGCTAATACTGAAGGTTTTAAAAATACTGCTATAGGTCAAGGTGCTTTAGAAGATAATACAACAGGTGATAACCTTACTGCTATAGGTCAAGGTGCTTTAGGAGATAATACTACTGCCAATAATAATACTGCTGTAGGCAAATCTGCTCTGCGTGTAAACACCACAGGAACACAAAACACAGCTGTTGGTTCTTTTTCATTAGTTACTAACACAATAGGAGCTAACAATACAGCAGTAGGTTTTCAAGCACTGCTTGATAATAGCACAGGTGATTTTAATGTAGCATTAGGTAAAAATGCTCTTTATGCAAATACTTCAGCAAGTTTTAATACAGCTATAGGAACAAATACTTTACAGGCTAATTTAACAGGTAGTAGTAATGTAGGTGTAGGTCACAGTGTTTTATTTAGAAATACTACAGGAGATAACAACACAGGACTTGGTCAAAGTAGTCTGTTAGATAATACAACAGGTAGTAGTCTTACAGCTGTGGGCAAAAATGCTTTACTAGCTAACACGATTGGAATTCAAAATACAGCAGTAGGTAATAATGCTTTAGCAGCTAATTTATCTGCAGATTACAACACAGCAGTTGGTTCTAGTGCTTTACTAGTCAACACCACTGGAACTCAAAATGTAGCAGTTGGTACTAGTGCTTTAGCTACTAATAATGGAACTTCAAATGTTGCAATAGGTATAAGTGCTTCATTAAATAATACATCAGGGGGTAACAATACAGCTGTTGGTGCAAATGTTTTACGCACAAATACAACGGGTACAGATAATGTTGCTGTTGGCTATAATGCTTTATATACAAATAATGCAATTTATAACACAGCGTTAGGTGCTCAAGCTTTACAAGCTAATACAACTGCGGCTCAAAACACAGCAGTAGGCAGGGCTGCTTTACTTCAAAATACAACAGGTCAATATAATACTTCTATAGGTTACAATGCTCTTGGTGAATTAACTACAGGACAACAAAACACTGCTATTGGTAGACTTGCAGGGAGTGCTTCTACTACAGGCAATTACAATACATTTTTGGGCTATTTTGCAAGACCATCATCAGCAGGTCAAGATAGTACTAATGTTATTGGGCATAGTGTAGTAGGAGCGGCTGGATATACTACTCTTGGTATAGGTAATTCCGAAATTCGTGCACTTCATGGCAATACAACATGGGCAGCTGTATCAGATAGACGATATAAAAAAGACATTAAAGATTCAACAGCAGGACTTAAATTTGTTAATGACTTAAAACCACGAACTTTTAAATACAAAAATAAAGGTGACTTACCTACTACTTTTAGAGCTTATGAAAAAGATTCAGATACAGTTTATAAAGATTCAAAAACTCAACATGGTTTTATAGCTCAAGAAGTTAAAGATGCTATTGATGCAAACCCTGAAATTAAAGATGGATTTAAAATGTGGGATAGTCGTGATGATGGCTCTCAAGAAGTTGCAGAATCAGCAGTTATTCCAGTTTTAGTAAAAGCAATACAAGAACTCTCTACAAAAGTAGAGGAATTACAAACTGAAATTAAAACTTTGAAAGGAAACTAAAATGACTGACCAAATTACAACAGCAGATATAAAAACAGCAGAAGCAATAGCACAAGACTATTCTGCAATGCTAGATTCTGTAAACTTAATTGATAAGATGAAAAATAACCCACCTAAAGATATGATGACTGACGAAGAAATAGCAGATTGTATCTCTAGGAATGTAGAACATCTTGAAATTATGTTAACACGAGACTACTGGACAGATGAGGATATGACAGCAGTAAATGCAGCAATCGTTGAATAATTTTAACTAACTAAAGGAAAACATAATGGCAAAAAATAAACAAGAAACCATTAAAACAAATATTAAAATAGATGATGTTGATTATCAATATGAAGATATGAAGCCAGAGCAACAAACAATGGTTAACCATATTGCTGATTTAGATAAAAAGCTTAATGGCATAAAATTTAATGCTGACCAACTGCAAGTTGGCAAGGATGCTTTTGTAAATATGTTAAAAACATCTTTAACATCTACAGAAGAAAAAGAAGTACAACAATAATTACTAGGAGTAATCAATGAGTGGTGCAAATTATGTTGATTACGATTATTGGGATTATGGCTACTGTGTAGGCGATATAAGAGCTATTGAGTTTGGTTCAGCAGATATTAATGCCAGTGTATCGTTAACAATAAATGGTGGAGTTGTTTATAGTTCAGAAGCAGCCATTACAGTCACTGGAACTGTTTCTGCTAATGGAGCAAGAGTTCAATTCAATGGTGCTGACATTACAGCGTTTGCAAATGTAACGGCATTAGGTGGTGTTCTATTTGATGGTATTGCTGATATTAACGCAAAAGCTGTTGTTACAGCTAGTGCTTTTTCTATACATACTGGTAGTGCAGATATAAATGCTTTTTTATCTGTTACTGTTGATGGTGAGGTTCTGGGCAAAAATTGGATTACTTCTCCAGTCAGTAGCGATACATGGACAGTCATACCTGATAGTGCATTATTAAGATATGTTGTTCCAATATATTGGGAAGAAGGATATGTATTAGAAAAAGAGGGAATATGGACAGATACAAAACCTGTAGAAAATAAATGGTTATTGCACTAATAAAATTTTAAGGAAAAACAATGGCAAAGACTAAAGTATCACAATGGGATAGTGTTGCAGCTAATAACACTGATATAAATGCAATAAACATAAATGAGGGATGTCCCCCTTCTACCATCAATAATGCTATTCGTGAAATGATGGCTCAAATTAAAGATTGGCAAGATGGTTCTAGTGGAGACAGTTGGACTAGTACAGGCACATTAGATATTACAGGTTCATTAAAATTAGATGGAGATTTAGGTCTTGCTGGACAGGTAATAGAATCTCGTGGCTCTACAGATACACCTAGATGGAAAAGTTTAGGCACAATGTCTTTACAAAATTATACTACTGTAAATATTACAGGTGGTTCAATAACAACTACTGGTTCTTTAGATGTAACTGGTGCATTAAAGTTAGATAGTTCTGTAGGAACATCAGGACAAGTTTTAGTCTCTAGTGGTACATCAGCAACTCCTACTTGGGGTGATGCTTTTGTCACAGGCATGATAATGTTATGGTCAGGTAGTATAGGGACTGTGCCTAGTGGTTGGAGATTATGTGATGGTGGTGGTGGCACTCCTAATTTAATGAATAGGTTTGTAGTAGGTGCAGGTTCTAGTTATGCAGTAAATGCAAAAGATGGTAGTGCTGATGCAACATTAGTAAGTCATTCTCATACTTTATCAGGAACAGCTGCTGCTAGTTCTATATCAGGAACAGCTGCTGCTAGTGCTGTAACTGGCTCAACTGGAGGAGGTGGTGGTCATAACCACACAGCATCTACAAGTGTAGCTACCAAAACAGGATTAAACGGAACATTAACTCTAATTAATAGGGGTGGTACTTCTGGTGCTCAATCTTTAATGAGAGCTTCAACAGGTTCTATTACAAGAGCAACAAGTGGTCAAGGCAACTTTGCTCAAGGTTGGGAAGGTGAAGGTGGCTCTAACTCATCTAAAGCAACATTTGCATTAGACCACAATCACATTGCTACAACTACTAACGTAGCTGTTGGAAATCATACGCACACTTTGTCTGGAACGGCAGCAGCAAGTTCTATATCAGGAACGGCAGCAGCAAGTTCTATATCTGGTACAGCAGTTGCAACTGGTTCATCAGCAACTAACGCTAACTTACCTCCTTACTATGCTCTTGCATACATAATGAAACTATAATATGGCAACTCAAAGATTACAATTTACCGAATGGCTACCAGACCAACCTGCTAATGCAGGTAGCTTAAATGATGCTAAAAATGTATATCCTACTGGTGTAGGGTACGCACCATTTCCTAGTTCTTTAGACTTTTCTAATTCTGCTAGTGAAGATTTAAATAGTATCTTTGTAGCAAAGTGGAATGATGATGTGCAAGTGTTTGTAGGTAGTAGCACTAAAATATATAAACTTAATAACACCACATTAAATTTAGAAGATGTATCAAAATCAGGTGGATATGGTGGTAATAGTGTATGGAGATTTGAACAATTTGGTAGAGCTGTAATAGCAACTAATGGCTCACAAAAAATACAATATTGGACTGTTGGACTTTCTGCAAATTTTAGTGATTTAGCAGTAGCAGCACCTATTGCAAAAGACATTGCTGTGGTTCGTGATTTTGTTTTTGCAGGAAATTTATTAACTGGTGATGAACCTGATAAAGTGCAATGGTCAGATATTAATGATGAAACAGATTGGACTTCTGGAGCTACAAGCCAAAGTGACTTTCAAATAATTCCTGATGGTGGCAATGTTCAAGCTATTACAGGTGGTGAATTTGGTATGGTATTTTTAGAAAAGGCTGTGGTCAGAGCCAGTTATATAGGAAGCCCCCTTTTCTTCCAATTTGATACAATATCAAATGGTTTGGGATGTTTAGAAGGTAACTCTGTTGTCAGGTATGCTAACACTAGCTTTTTCTTATCAGATGATGGTTGGTATGCTACTGATGGACAAACAGTAACAAACATAGGATTAGAAAAAGTAGATAGATATTTTTTTAGTAATGCAGATTTAACAAAAATAAATACTATTAGTGCTGCCGTAGACCCAGTTAAAAATTTAGTGGTATGGAACTATGCTAATGTAGATGGTAACAGAAGTCTTATTATGTATAATTGGCAACTACAAAAATGGTCAAGAGCTGAAACAACATCAGATGTAATAGGAACAATTGCTTCAGTTGGTGAAACAATAGAAAGTTTAGAAACTAAACTAGGATATACAGACCTAGATACAGTCCCTGCATCACTAGACTCAAGGTTATGGGTTGGTGGTAAATTCTTGTTTGCTGGAACTAAAGGGAATAAAATTATTACATTTACAGGAACGTCTATAACACCACAACTTATTACTACAGACATAGAGGTTGGTTATAACTCTGTAGCAACATTAGCAAGACCACAAATAGATAATGGAACAGCACAGGTTGCAGTAGCTAGTCGCAGAGAACTAGATGACACAATTGGATTTAGTCCATTTGTTCTTGCTACAAAAGAGGGTAGATGTAGTTTAAGAAGTGCAGGTAGGTATCATAGATTTAATGTTCAACCTACAGGCAACTGGACAACGGCTATGGCAGTAGATGTAGATATAAAATTACAAGGTAATAGATAATGTCGCATCATAGAATGTATCGTACACTTCCCTATCAAGGTGGTGACCCCAGAGCTGTAGCAGAAGTAGTTAATAATGCTATGAATGGTAAAACTAATAATAGTGGTACTTTTACTTTATTAACATCAGTGACAGAAACTACAGTCAGTAACGAAAGAGCAGGTTTTGATTCAGTGATTATATTTTCGCCTACATCAGTAACGGCTGCAGAAGAAACACATTACACATATATTAAAACAAAAGCAAAAGGTAGTTTTACTGTAGGGCATAGAAATACATCTAATACTGATGTAACATATGATTATATCATTGTTGGATAAATTTTATGAAGCTCTATGTAGTGCCTACGAATCAAGTGCAAAGATTTTGGTATCTTGCAGAACCTTTATTACAAAAAGCATTAGAAAAAGGTAACGGAGAATTTACAGCAGGACAATTAAAACTGCTAGTTACTCAAGGTCAGCAACAATTGCTATTAGCTATGCAAGAAAATATTTGTCATGGGGCAACAACTGTACAGTGGATTAATTACCCTAATGACAGAGTTGCTTATATAACTTATTTAGGTGGTAAAGATATCAAAGAAGTTGCAGATGAGTTTAAAGAATGGGTTAGGCAAAATGGTGGGACTTCAATTCAATGCTCTACTAAATACGAAAGTATTGCAAAACTGTTAGTTAAGAAACATGGGTATTATAAAAAATATCAATTGCTAGAATTAAAATTAAGTGAATAAAGAAGATTTTTATTTTGAAATACCTTTTGTATCTCAAATTGCAAAAGATATGTATTATCGTGCTGCAAATGCTCCTGAAAGTGAATGGGTAGATTATTACGCATTTAAAGCATTAGAAGCTAAAAGTGATTGGGTTGTAGATACTTGGTGGGAACATCTTTATAAGTTGCATCCATTTAAAGCAGGTATATTAAGAATGGAAGCAAATTCTTATTATGATTGGCACGTTGATACTAATAGAGGTGCAGGTTTAAATCTTCTATTAAATAATTGGGAATCAAGTCATTGTTTATTTGATAGCAACCCAAACACCAGAAACAAAAAACAATTAAGTAAGGATGCAATAGCAGAACATGATTCGCTAGATGATTTTCGTGTTACAAGCAAGTTTACAGAACTAAAATATAAGCCTGACACTTATTACTTATTTAACGTGCAAGAAGCTCATTCGGTATATAACTTTTCAGGGGCAAGGTATTTATTAACTTTGGAATTTTTAGAAGATAGAACTAAACTTAACTATCAACAGCTTTTAAAAGAAATAAAACAATTAATCAAAAGGACTAACAATGATATTGAAACTTAAAGTATGGCTACTTAAAAAGCTATTAAAAGATGTAGCAGGATATGGGGTTGAAGGAGACACCAGACTTGCTCACATTAATAAATTTGAAGATAAGCTTCTTAAAGCTGTAGGGGCAGAAGGTTCTATTAATATTAAAACAGGATTGATACAGTATAAAGGGGGTGGAGGTGGTGACTCTAAAACTACACAAACTATTGACCCTGCTATCTTGCCATACATAACCTATGGTTTAGATGAAGCAAAAGGGTTATATGAGGGAGAAAGTCCAAGCTATTACCCTGATGACACCTACGTTCCAGCATCTACACAATCAACTAATGCTATGCAAATGGCAGAAGCCAGAGCAAGAGCTGGAAGTCCAATGATTGGTCAAGCTCAAAATACTATTAGTGGTATGCAGTCAGCAATAAACCCTGCTTTATCTGGTTATAAATCATTGCAAGGAAATAATATTACCACTGGCAACAACGAAGCACTTGGTGGATATAGAGGTTTACAAGGAAATAATATTACTACAGGTACAAATGAGGCACTTGCTGGGTACAGAGGTTTACAAGGTGGTAATGTAAATAGAGCATTAGCTGGAACAGAAGCAACAGCAAGAGGAGGTTATTTATCAGCAGGTAATCCATATTTTTCTAGTATGATGGCAAGTGCAGCAAAACCAGCAGTAGACCAATTTAATACAGCTATTAGAGATATTGGTAGTAGAGCATCAGCTGCTGGCAGATATGGGTCAGGTGCAATGGGTGAAATGGAATCACAAGCATCACAAAACCTTGCAGATTCTTTAACTGACAAAGCATCTCAATTAGCTTATAGCAACTATGGTGCTGAAAGAGGAGCACAAGAAAATGCTATTGCTAGATTAGGTGATATTAGTAATAATCAATTTAATCAACAATTACAAGCAACACAAGGATTAGGTGCTTTAGGCGAATCACAATATGGCAGAGATATGAGTGCTCAACAGAATACTTTTGCAAATCAATTAGCAGCTACGCAAGGGTTAGGTGCATTAAACGAATCACAGTTTGGAAGACAAATGAGTGCACAACAAAACAACTTTGCAAACCAACTTGCAGCAACACAAGGTCTTGGTAGCTTATCAGAGCAACAAGCATCAAGACAAATGAACGCAGCTCAACTAGCTCCACAAATGGCAGCAGCAGATTATCAAGATATTAATCAATTAGCTAAAGTAGGTCAAACACAAGAAGCATATTCTAAAGACAAATTAAATGCAGACATTTCAAGATTTGAATTTAATGAAAACAAACCTTACAACAAATTAAACTCATATCTATCTGCTGTTTATGGTGCTCCTACACCAGTTAATTCAACTACATCTTCATCAGGTGGGGGTAAATAATGGGTGCACCAGTGATGGCAGGGATGGGAGTTGGAGCATTAACTGCTTTGGCTACAGGTAAAGACCCATTTATGGGTGCAGCAATGGGTGGTGCAAGTGGTGGTATGTTTGGTGGGGCAGATGGATTTGGCTCTGGATTTGGATTTGATTTAGGAAGTGGTGCATTAGCAAGTACAGGTGCATCAGGCATGGCTAGTGCTGGTACAGCATTGGGGCAAGGTGGTATGAATACAGCAGCAGGACAAGGCTTACTAGGAACAGCACCTACAATGGGAACACTTGGAGCAGCACAATTTGGTAGTGTAGTAACTCCAGAAAATACACCTAATTTATTAATGGATTCTGCTACTAATGCACCGATAGCACCTACAGATGTTTACACAGGTGATTTAAGCATGATGACTGCTGACAATTTAGGAGCTACACAAACAACTGGTTTAGACAATCCTGATTTATACACAGGTGGTGGCTATGACCCCACTTTGAGTGCAGAACAATTAGATTTCAGACCTGACTTTACACCAATAGCAGGAACAAATGAAGGGGGTGGTGGATACGAATACGGGTTGCTAGACAACTTTAAAGTTTCTGATTTTGCACCTAGTAATGAGTTTATGGGTCAAACAGCATTTAGCATGGGAATGAACGCATTAACACCACAGCAACAACAACAAGTAGCAACACAACAAGCTCGTTTAGCAAGAGGGCAAATGCCAGAACTAGAACAAGGTTATGGTGGTCAATTTATATCAAGGGCATAAGGGAAAAAAATGAATTTATTTGATTATTTTGGAAACATGAATATGTTTGGAGCAGCTCCAAATGCACAAGTACAAAGCTTATTAGAAAATAAGTTAATTACCCAAGATACAATAGACAAAGCAAACAAACAATCTATTGGGTCAGGTCTTATTACTGGGTTAGCTAGTTATCTTGCACAACCACAAAATGAAGGATATGGGACTGCTACCCCTTATATTGCTAAAGCATTTTTAAATGCAAACAAAGCAGCACAAGTGCCATTTCAAAACATCCCACAAGGGTATGCAATGGACACACAGATTGAAGAAGATAAATTAAAAATAAAAAATCAACAAAGAGATGAAAGCTTAAAACAAGAATTATTAAATGACCCTAGAGTTAAAAATAATCCTGTATTAAGAGCTGCTGTTTTCTCTAAACCAGAAAAAGTATTTGAAATTTTAAATACACCAAAAAAACCATTAGGTCAAAAAGAAAGATTAGCTCAATTAATGACTATGGATTCTGACCCAAATCAAATATTAACAAATACGCAAAGAGCAGAGATGAACGCAATAAAACAAATTTTAAGTGTTGGTTCACCTACAGGGCAAACATTTGGTGGTCTAAATTTACCTTCTGCACCTGATGGTTACTATTACGACAAAGATGAAAATGGAACACTTAAATTAAATGAAGATGGAAAACCTTATGTAGTTCCAGTTGCAGGTTCAGCAGAAGCAATAAAAAGAATAAAAGAGGATAAAAAGGAAAAAGTAGGAAAAGAAAGTAAAGCAACTATTGCATCAACTGTTGTTGTAGATGCACAAAGAGCACTAGATTTAATAGACGAAGATGGCACAACTACAGGAGCTGATGCATTTGCATTAAGATTGGTTCCGGGCACAAAAGCATATGCTTTAGACCAAATGGTTAAATCAATACAAGCAAACATTGGTATTGATAAATTGTTAGATATTAAAGCAAGTGGTGCAGGTTTAGGTCAAGTACCACAATCACAATTAGAAATGTTAGCTTCTGTTTTAGGTCAATTAAACACAGCACAAGATAGAGAAACAGTAAGATATAATGTACAAAGAGTTTTAGATTTATATTCAGATATTGTTGCTCAAGCAGGTGGTAAAGAAGCACTAGCTAATGCAATAACACAATCAACAAAAACACCAGAAAGAGATAGATTAAAGTCTAAACAAAAAATTAGAACACAAGAAGAACAAGATTTGTTAAACAAATACAAAGGGTAAATATGACAGATAAAGAAGAAATAATGGAAGCTCTGAAAAAAGCAGATGCAGCAGGTAATATTGAAGATGCTAAAACCCTTGCAAGAATGTATGAAGAAGCAGATGATGTAGTTGCACAAAAGCCAAAAAGGTCTGTTCCTGATGAATTAACAAGACAATTAGGTTTAACAGGAAGATATGCTTTAGAAGGTGGTGGCTCAATACTAGATTTATTAGCAACACCAATTAGGGGTGGTATTAATATGGCTTCTGACGCTGTTGGCTCTGATTACAGAATACCTGAAATGTCTATTGGCAAAAAACTATCTGATATGGCAGGACTTCCTAATCCAGAAACACCAACAGAAAGAATAGTTGGTGAAGGTAGTAAGTTTTTAAGCTCTGTAATGACTCCAGCAGGTGCTTTAAAATATGCAATGCCACAATCTAAAACAGGACAAGCTACTAAAAATCTATTGACCGAATCTATAGGTAAACAAGGGGTAGCTGCATCAAGTTCAGGTGTAGCAATGCAAGGTGTAGAAGAAATGGGTGGTGGTACAGGAGCACAATTAGCTGTAGGTTTACCTACTGCATTAATAGCACCTAAAACATTTGAAAAAACAGTCGTTAAACCTGCATCAGCTTTATACAAAAAATTTACTACAGCAAAGCAATCTGTTAATCAAAGCCAAGCTACAAACAATGTATTAGAAGAAGTGCTTACAAACAACAATGTTAAATTGTCTGATTTGTCTGAAGGTGTTGTAACACAAATAAAAAGAGACATAGATGAAGCAATAAAAGTTAATCCAAATATTTCATCAGAAGCATTAAAAAGATTAGTTGATTATAGAGTCACAGGTGCTACACCAAAACAAGGCACTATAACTTTAGACCCTGCTAAAATTACTAAAGAAAAAAATACAGCAAAACTAGGTGCTAATAGTGATGACCCTAATGCACAAAGATTAGGACAGATTGAAAATGAAAATAATCAAATATTACTTAAAAATTTAGATGAAATGGGTGCTGATAAATCAGTAGAGTCACAAACCTTTGGTAGAATTTTATTTAATAAACTAGATGATTTTAACAATAACCAAAAAGAAACTATAAGTAATTTGTATAAACAAATAAAAGATGATGGTGGGTTATCTGCTAGATATGACTCTAAACTTTTTTTAGATAAAACTGATGTTGCATTGACTAGATATAAAAGATTTTTACCAACAGAATTTAAAGCAATGTTAAACGAATATAAATCAGGCAAAATTGTTTTAGATGTTAATGAAGCTGCACAATTAAAAACTCAATTAGCTACGGCTATGAGGTCAACTGCTGATGGCAATGTTAAAACAGCATTAAGAATAGTTAGGGAGCAAATAGAAAATGCAAATCTCTTACCTAATCAAAAGCTTGGTAAGGCAGCATTAAAAGCTGAAAAAGAAGCAAGAAGATATACATATGAATATAAAAAATTAATAGATAGTGTTCCTGCTCTTAAACAAATAAATAATAGCAAAAAGGCAGTAAATCAAGATACTTTTTTTGAAAAAATTATTATGGGAAGTACGGCAGATGAGCTTGAAAAAACTTATAGGTTACTAGACCCTAGCTTTAAAGAATCAATAAAACAAAATGTAATTGCATATTTAAAATCTAAAGCATCTGGTGGTAGACCAAACGAAATAGCAAATTTAAGTGGGTCAACACTACAGAAAGAATTAAGAAATTTGGGTAGTAAAAAACTTAATTTAATATTTACAAAAGAAGAAATAGCTAAATTAAAATCTATTGGTAATGTAGCAAGTTATGAACAAGTAATACCAAAAGGCTCTGCTGTTAATACATCTAACACAGCATCAGCATCAAGAGGAATAGCTGAAAAATTAGGTGAGTCTACTTTGGTAAATAGATTACCATTAGGTAATTTAGTTATTGGTTCTCCTGCAAGAAATATTGCATTAAGAAAAAACTCTTTAGAGCCATTAAATATTTCTTCTGCAATGCAAGGTGCATCTCCAAATAGAGTTAGAACAAGAGATTTACTATCGCCTTATACATCCAGTGCATATGGATTATTAGATGAATAAATTATTTATGAAAAGAATGACAATCTTGCTAGGTATATTAATAGCATTGCCTATTACACCTATAATAGCTTGTGTACTTTATGCTTGGGTTTATTAAAACAAATAAATTTAAAAGACTTGTAAAAACAACAGTTATACTATTAATGATAACTTTTACTTTAATTCTTTTTTATTTTATTTTGTTGTACAGGTTTTTTATATGAAGATACTTATATTAGATATTGAAACAAGTCCACACACAGGATTTCATTGGGGATTATTTCAGCAAAACATTAGCTTGAGTCAATTAATAGAATCATCTACAGTTTTATGTTGGGCAGCAAAATGGCTAAATGAAAAGAAAACATTTTTTTCTAGCATTTACGATACAACACCAAAGAAGATGATAAAAGAAATACATGAGTTAATTAATGAAGCAGATGCCATAATAACTTACAACGGCAAAAGATTTGATATGCCAACGCTGAACAAAGAATTTTTAATACACAAACTACCACCACCAAGTCCTTATAAAGATATAGATTTATTGACTACAGCAAGGGGAAAGTTTAGATTTGCTAGTAATAAGTTAGATTATGTAGCACAATTGCTTGGTATAGGGATGAAGACCTCCCATGAGGGTATGCCTTTATGGATTGAGTGCATGGCAAAAAATCCTAAAGCTTGGAAGTTAATGAAGAAATATAATGTTAATGACGTTAAGCTTACCGAAGAAGTTTACGAGAAACTCAAGGGTTGGATTAACATACATCCAAATCATAACCTAGAAACTAAAGAAGCTTGTTGTCCAAATTGTGGCAGTTTTCATTTACAAAAAAGAGGAGTTATATTATCTCTGACGAACAAGTATCAAAGATTTCAATGCCAAGATTGTGGGAAGTGGTCAAAGGGGAAAAAACCAATAGAAAAGATACAATCAGAGTCGGCTTTACCCACATAAGGAAAATAGAAATGGATGTACACACAATAGCATTGCATATGCAAGATAAGACTATAGATGCTGTTGATATAGTACAAGGTGAATCAGAAATGATATTACACCTATCAGATGGTAGTTCAGTAGAGCTGATTGTAGACAGCATTCATATGAACATACAAGACCTTGATGACTAATCAAGACCTCTTTGCACCTAAAACAAATAAAAGTCGCACCACGAAGCTTATAACACTTCCTGACGGCACAGAAACAGACAATTATAGCAAGGATTATATGGTCTATTGTGAAGCATTAAATTTGTCTAAAAAGACTTTGGCATTTAGACAAACATTTTTAAAAAAAATAGATAAACCACATCAACAAGAAAGATTAACTAAATTAAAATATTGGCTAACATTTATTTGGAATAAAGGATGACAGATATATATAGAAGATTAGGTGGGTTTAATCCTATAGAAGATTTTGGTGCTCCTAGAGAAAATATAGCCATTAATCCATTTACTGGAAACCCTATTGCAAGTGCAGCAGGTCAAGTAGCAACATCTATGACTAGGGGTATTCCACAGTTAGCAACAGGACTAATTGATTTAGCTTCCTTACCTTTAACTATGACTGAAAATGTAAAACCAGAAAATGTTTTTGGTTCAACAGCACAATTAACTAAACAAGGATTTTTACCACCTGCACAAACAGGTTTAATAAATCAAGGTACAGAAATAGCTAGTTCTATGTTAAATCCAGCATCATTAGCAAAAGGTGGTGCTGTCGCTTTAGGTGGAATATTAAGAAGTACAACAAAAGATTTAAGTGAGTTTACTCCTGAAGCTGCCGAAGTTTGGAGAAAAACAAACTCTATACCAAAAGACAAACAACTACAAAATTTACCACAAGACCCTAGAGCTAGACAATCTTTTAAAAATTATTTAGATGGAAAAATATCACAAACTGATTATATTAAAAATATACAAAATTTTTATCCATCAACTAAAATAACAGAAATTCCAAATTATCCATCTGGTGCAGAAATTGTTTATGGGTTAGGAAAGAAAGCAGATGGTGGAAAAAGTGTTGTAAATTTTGGAGCTAAATTTGATGAAGGTGATAAAGTTTTATCTAGGTTAGATATTCCTGCTTACAATAATTACAATGTATGGTCAGCATCTTTACAAGGTGCAGATGGAAAAACTGTTTATGGTCAAACAGTTCATTTAACAGACAAAGGTGGAAAGATTAAATTTAATATAAATCCAAATGATGCTATTAGGATTGCAAAAGGAAAAGAACTAGGTGGGTCTAATAAATTTCCTATGGCAAAGATAGAGGGTAGTTGGAAAAATACTTCACCTGATGATGTAAAAAAATTAGCTAAAAAATATCTTAATGACCCAGAGTGGAGTCAGGTAGGAATGAACCCTAAAAGATTTGGATATTTTTATAATAAAGCAGACAATATGCCTGTAAGTGAAGCAGACGAAGTAATACAAATTGGTGCATTAGTATTAGCAAAAAATATTAAAACATTTAACCCAAGTAAATCTGTAACAACAACTAAAACACCTAGTGGTGGATTATTAAGTTTTTAAGGATAAAAGATGACAGAACAACAAATTAGAGAAATGCTTGAACAATCAGAAATACAAAAGCTTTTAAGTGAAGGCATTACTAGAGAAACAAGACCTGATGGAAGGTATGATTCTACTGGGCAAGAAATTATTTCAGAGGTTAGAGAAAATGTACCTAATCCATATCTTAAAACAGCAGCTAATGCACTAGAATATAACAAAGATGCTTTAAATTTATTAAGCTCACCAATAAGTAAAGGTTTAAAAGCAGCTAATGTTCCAATGTTTACAGGCGAAGGTTTTTTAGGTGATTTAATGTATGGTGGTAGTAATAAAGCATTAGATAAAATGGCTTATGGTCATAAAGCAGATAAACAAAATATGGCTGATTTAGGATTACTTGGTGTAGCTCCATTAATAGGTGGTGTAAGAGTAGCAGCAAAAGCCGTTCCAAAAGCAAAAGAAATATATAGTTTCATGAAACCAAGCGATAATATACCAATAGATGATATGAATATGTTAGCACAAGACAGAGCTAAATTTTTAGAAGGAGATATGATTGCAACTTACAAAAACAGACCAGATACAATGGGTGGTCGTAAAATTGATACAGATATAGTAAGAGAGCAATTTCCAGAATACAATAACCCTGATACTTTAGTTAATCAATTATTTGGGACAACAGGAAGTAGATATAGGTCTCCTGATATTCATGAAGGTGCTTCAGATTTATCTAAACAAATGTATAAAGATTTATTAGATGCACCAATTCCAAAAGGAGTAACTGATAAAGTAACATTTACAGCAGGTTCAGCAGGTGCAGGTAAAGGTAGAGTAATGTCTTTATTAAGCAAAAAAGATGCTCCTGATGCAAACTCAAAAGCATTTTATGATACTAATTTATCTGGATTTGATTCAGCTAAAAAGAAAATAGATATGGCTATTAAATCTGGAACAGGAAAAACACCAGTAGATATATTTTATGTATATAGACCATTAGGTGATGCTTTCAAAGGAACAATCAAAAGAACAGGAAATCAAGCTGAAAAATTTGGTAGTGGTAGAGTTGTAACAGTTGATGCTATGACAGAAACAGCATTAGGTTCATTAGAAACAATCAAAAGACTAGAAAAAGCATATGAAAATAATCCTTTAGTTAATATTAAAGTAGTAGACAATTCAACTGAAGTTCCAAAAATAATTACAACAAAAGATTTACCTCAAGTTAAAACTAAAGCAGAAGCTGAAAAAGAACTATTTAAAATATTAAGAGAAGAAAGAGCAAAGCCAGATACAAAAATAACAGATGAAGTTTATAGTAGAATTATGAGAGGTAGAAAAGACCCAATTGCAGAAAAAGAAGCATTTGATAATTCTGGAGAAATACTAGGAGACGTTATCTACGGATATTAAAAAAGCTCCCTTTTGAGGAGCTTGATTAACCTAGTTAGTTTACCTACCATAACCAATGGCTGTTTCGTGTAACTCATGACCATTGTATTTAGAAGCATAAGAATAACTCGCTATTTTGACACTGTTTGTTTCACCATTTACAATTTTAGTAAAAGGTTTTCCAATAACATTACCACTGTTAGCTGTTATTTTCTCATACCCACCTGAAAGTTCTGAACCATAATTCTTACCAACT